GCAGCCCCGGTAGCGGTAGGACACGTTCGGGTAAATGTCCTGATACAGCCGCTCGATCAGGAAGGACGGCAACTTCGCCGTGGGATGCACCTTGTAGGTGTAGCGGAACGTCGGCTTGGCTTCGAGCGCTTCGATGTTCTTCGCCGTGCAATCGGGAGCCGGGAAGCCCTCGCCGTCCACCACGCTGGCCGTGGTACTGGACAGCGATTCAACGACGTAGCACCGCTTTTCCGTGCCAGCCGCGTCGTAAATGATCTGCATCCCCGCCGGGTCGCTCGCGCCGGTGATCGCCGTCTGCGCCTGCGAGAACGTCGCCACGCCGCCGGAAATCGTGATCGTATCCCCTGTGTCCTCCAGTTGGTTCGCAATAATCCCGACCACGGCAGCCGCGCTGATGTCGTCAGGATTGGTGGTTCCATCCGCTTGGATGTCGGCGTCGAACACCGTGTCGCTGGTGGTGGCGGTAAGATAGGCATGATGCTCCACCCCATCGGAATCCAGGTAGATCAAGCGGGGCAGATTGGCAGCCGTCACCGCTGCGGCTGCCGCCGCCTGAGCCGCGCTGAAGGTGGCCGTTCCGCTGGAGATCGTCACGGTCACGCTGGACCCGGACAGAATGTTCGCAGCCGTCGCTGGAACCTCGCGGCGGTTAGGAGTCCCGTTAATCGCCGACTTCGCCAGGTACAGCAGGACTTTCGTGTCCACGGGGACCGTCAGCGCCCCAGCAACGTCCTTGAAACCGTAAAACGGCTCCACGGGGTTTCGATCCCCGGTCATCGTCTGGGATTCGTTCTGGGGCCGCGTCTGTCCCAACTCATTCGTGTTAAATGGGACCAGGCGGGGCTTCCGGTTCGCATACGCCTTCAGCGTCTTGTACGCCGTCTCCATGTCGATCAGTGTCCGCCCGCTGCTCCCTCTCGCTTCTTGTACTTCTTCATAAGGCATCGATCTTCTCCTTTCATCTCAGCCGGGTTCAGGCACAACTCAAGTGCTCGAACGGCGCGTAGACGTTTCTCTGATACCAATGGCCTTCATTTTCACCCGATCCCTGGACTTCGAGGGACCAGGGATTCTGAAACACAATCTTATCTGCGCTCGAAATTGGGACCTTGACCTCATTGAACAACGTCATGATGTGGTCACACACCCGCCGGGCAATCCCTGGCCCCGTCCCGCGCTGCACGAACACCTGCACCGCCACCATGCCCTTTTGTCTTTGCCCGCTGGAAACGCTGCCCGTAATCACTTCCCGCGTCTGGCTTGTCCAAATCACCCTGAACCGCGCCCAGGCGTTGAGCGCGTCAGTGTCCAGGTCCATATTGGGATAGGCCACGGGCATGGACACTGCGGGCTTGAATTGCGCCACGAAATAAGCTTCTAGAGTCTTTTCGATGCTGTCCGTAATCGTTGCCTGGCTCATTTCCCACCTCGGGCAATCCGGGCGATTTCATCCTTCACGATCTGTTCCACCTGGGCATACACCCCTTGAGGGGCCTGGCCGCTATGCCCGTGCTCAATCGCCTGTGCATACTTCAGGCTGTTCGACAAAAACGCTCCGTTCCGCGGGAGATCCCGCATGGATGTAATCTTTCGGATGCCTTCCGACAGCACCACGCCCAACTCCTGTTCGCCTTTTCCGACGGCGCTATCAGGCGGAGCCCAGCCCAACTCGGGCTGATTGAACGAAATATGATGACTCGCCCGGTACAGCCCCGTATCCACCGGGGACATCTTCACCGCATGGGTAAAGGCGGCCAGCAGGACCTTTTGAAGCGCCACTCGCTTCTTTTCCTCCCGCTCCTTGGAGAGCATCAGCGAGAGTTTCCGCAGGGCGCTCTTGCGATTGGACGTCACTCCCATCAGCCCACCTGCCTGCACTGGCATTCGTAAAACAGAATCTCCGAACTATCGAGGGGGTTCGTGATCTCTGTGACATTCTCGACTCGGAAGTTCTTTCCACTTCGGGCTACGATTGTCCCTATGTCGATTCCGTTCGGTAGATCGGGGGCGTGAAACGAGAACTTCTTATCCCCCAGCCGGATCGATCCGCCGGAATTGAGGATGGTCAGGTTGTCATAGTCACCCTCAAGGGCGTTGACCGACTCTTCCTCATAGCCGGTCTGCGTCACGGCCCCGCTGGAAGGGGTATAAGTCGGAGGGGCCTTTCTCTGGATACCAACAGGCACGGCCACATCCACGCCCGCAGCCAGCGTGTTAGCAAACAGCTTCGAGACAATGTTCCCGACCGTGCTTTTCAGAGCCATTTCACTAATCCCTTTGCGCCATTCGGCGCGTTGTATCTTTCTGTCGCATAATGGACCTTCGGCAGATCGGGCCGAATCACGGCAAAGGACTGCGACATATCCTCCATGCAGCCTTCCATCCGCTGACGGAATTCCTCCCGCAGGTGTTCGCGAATCGGTCCTTCGTGGCCGCCAAGATCGAGCAGGCGGTCGAATAGGTTCGCCACCGGGCTGAACGAGATATGCAACAACTCATGGAGCAAATGCTCGCACCTTTGCCGGTCAGGGTTCTCAAACCAACCGAGATAGATGCGGATGTGCGCCTGCCTGTATTCGTGGTCTACGCTACACTGCATCATCACGTTTTCTTCGTGGTACTCGGACTTGAAATAGAAGTTGAGCCGATGCAGCCAGATCGGGACGCAGTTCCGGCATCCCTCAAAGGCTTCCCTCACGGCTTCGATTCGATCATCAGGGAATTCAAAGAAATGAACCTTCAGGTCTCGTGCCATCGGTTAAGACTCCTTGTACTTCTTCATCAGTTCCTCCACCGTGAGGATGCTGCTCCGGTTTGCCGTCCTCAGTTCATCCAGAGTGAGCCGATTATCCGAGTACAACCGATATCTTTCCTTCCCCAAGACCCGCTCTTTCCACTCTTTCGGTTGAGAGTTGAAAAACCGCTCATATCGGGTATTGCCGGACAGTTGTTTCGATTCCTTATCCACCCATTTGGTCGAGGTCGATCCATCCCGATGATGCACTCGGTACGGCTCCTCGTTGACAATGGCGGGCCGATAGACTTCCCGCGAATATTCCGTCAATGGCACGATGCAGCATCGGCAGTTGGGATGCCGCAGCGGTTGGGGCAAATCCTGCCGCCGCCTGGCCTTCTTCAGGTCGTCAGGGCCGCAGATCAGGCAGGTCCGGCTGTCCAATGTGGCGATGTACTGGTATTCAACGATCAGGTCGGCGTATTCCCGATACACCTCGTCACGGGCCACCTTCGCCGTTTCCAGGAGGCTGGTTCGCGCCAAAACCGTCGCGGATCGCCTCCCCAAGTCGAATCCGTTCTGCAATCGGCGGCGGAGTTCATCGACGCTCTCACCCAGCGTAATTGCCTGGCCGATCTCCATCTTGATCGTCCGGCGCAGTTGCCGGGTTCCGAACTCGACCCACTTGGGGAGTGTCTTGCCTCCCAGGGGGCGCCGCAGCAGGACATCCAGGCGATTCATGTCGATGGTCGGCTCTCCCGAGGCGCTGTCCCAGGCCCGAGCCTCCTTGAGAAGCGACCGGCTGACGCTGGCGAACTCGCCCTGAATCACTTCTGCCCGGGCCTGAGTCAAGATGTCCTCATACCGGGATTGCAGCGCCAAAAGGGTCCCGTCGATTTCCTCCAACAGGATCTGTTGGTGCAGCCGGGTAAATGGAGTGGTGTCCGGCAGCCCTGAAATGACGCTCATGGCCCGCTCCCGGCTTCGGTAGAGCACCTCCACCATGTCTTTGAAGACCCGGTTGGAGAAACTCTCCACGTCCAGTATGTTCCGCAGAATGCGGTTCTCTACGTCCAGGACCATGGTTTCCTACTTGACGATTCTGAAAACGTTGTCGCCGATCAGCCATTCCCGCAGGAGCGCCTTCACGGCGTCGAGATTCCCGCCCGTGACCTGGTTCACACTCGAATCGACTTCTTTCGAGAACTGGATCTGAATCTTTCCCGGGACATTCACCATATCCACGTCCCTCGCCGCCTGCCCCGTGGAGGCATCCCGCGCCTGATACCGATAACGGAGCATTTCCATCTGGGCCTGCTTGACCTTGGCGGGGATTTCCTCGAAGTCGTCCTGGCAGGCCCGGGGGAAGGCCAGCGCCTGGTCATCGTCCACAGGGACTGAGATATAATCGAAGCGCTCCAGCGCCCGCGTCGCTTCGATCAGGTGTCCGATCTTCTGTTGTTCGGTCAGATCGTCCCAGATCGAAAAGAACTCGGGCTGGGACTCGAAATAGGCGTTCGCCTCAGCCACGGACGCAAAACTGTTCGCGCTCGCTCCACCGACGGTCGCATCCAGGGAAAGTGTCATCGGTCATGCTCCAAGGATGGGGGAGGGGGGGGCATATACCGCGCCCCCCTCCCCCCGGCTCTCAACAATCCGGGCGTTAAGGCATCTTGAAAACGCCGATGTACCCGGTCATTCCAGTATCCAGGCTGATGTGAATGTACCCATCGTCCTGTTTGAAGCGGGCGCTCTCCAAGGGGCCAACGATCTTCTCGCCAGTGGTCGCAGACAACTGGATTGCCAGCGCCCCCAGGGCATTGGCCCAGTAGTCACCGGCTTCAACGGTCGCATATTCCACGGCCCCGTGGGTGTTTTTGATGTGAATGAAAATTTTCTCGTCCTCATCATAAAGCACCTTCAGACCGTTGCTCACGGCCGTCGCATCGATCACCGTGTACGCACTGGCCACAGCGGAATTGGTGGCCGCGTTCACGGACAGGTTGTTCACGCTGACTTCGGTCCTGTCGGCAAAAGCAGCCACAGCCACGACCAAGATGCAGATGACCGCCACCAGGATCATCGTGCAGTCAGCGATTCTTTTCAGGGTGTTGTACCGCATGGTTCTCTTCTCCTTCCTTTCCTATCGGTCAGCCGTCACCAGGCCTGCTCAGCCCTAGACGGTGCTTTCGGTTCCAGCCGAGCAGATCGCACGGGCCAGCGTGTTCGGGCGAACGACCTTGCCGCCGAAAACGTACAGACCCTTGACGCCATCGGCGAAGGAATTCTCGCGCCGCAACGCCTCGACCTTCAGAATCTGCTGCGCGAAAGTCATCGTCCCGGAATAGCCCGCCAGGATCTTGTATTTCGCACCCGAGGTGTTGGCGACGTTGTTCGACATCTTGACTTCGAAACCGAACAGGTTCGCCACTTTGCCGTTCTGGAGAACGGCCATGTTGTCGGTCGCGCGGATCACCTGGGCGAGAATCAGCTTCTCGACGATGAAGGGAGGCACGACGGCCCATCGGCCATCTTCCGGAACGTCCGCATCGTCCAGCTTGCGCTTCATCAGAGCGATGGTGCTCAGAACGTTTACGGCAGTGACCGTGATGGGCGTGGCCTCGGTTCCAAGGCCGGAGGTAATGCCCGCCTCGGAGTGCTTCGAGGCCAGGAACATGTCGGCCGCATTGCGCAGACCATATCCGCCCTTCTCCATCGCTTTCTCCAGGATGCCCTTGGGCTTCGACTGCGCCTTATCGACGTCATCGATCTCGAAGGCGAAATACTTCTGCTGATCGATGTCCATCCACAGCCCTGCGTCCTGAAGCTGCTGGAAATTCA